CGGCAGGATTGCCGCCGCTCGCTTTCATGCCGCCTTCCCAGGCTTTGACCGCAGAATAATATCCGCTGATCGTGGCCTCGGCGATCGCCGCGCCCTGGCCGATCTTGAACAGCTTTGAATTGCCCGATTGCATCAGGCTGGCCAGATCCCCAAAGGCGCCCGCATAGGCCTGCATTCTGGAGGCCCGCGCCGAGCGTTCAATCTCGGCCAGCTTTTCCTCATGCTCTTGTTTGGCCTGCGCCTCCAGGCTGTTAAACTCATCCTCTGTCAGCAGCTTGGCCTCGCGGAACTCTGCCAGCTTGGCCAGCCGCTCCTCGCGCTGCTCGGCCAGCAGCTCCTCCTCAGTCGCGAACTGCTCGCGCATCCGGTCCAGCTCCACTTGCAGCCGATCATCTGCATTCCCGCCGCCGCCGCGCTTACCGCCGCCGCCGCCGCCAGTGCTCTTGCCGGAATCGCCCAGATCCATAGGCCGGATTTGCGGGCGCGCGGAACTTGTCGGCGCGCGCGGATCGATCGGCGCCTCGGGCGGACCGATAAAGCCGTCATCCGTCGCCGTGGCGCGCGCCAGATCCTGCGCGGCAACAACCGTTTCGAGCAGCTTGGCCTTGAGCTGATCAAGGGCACCCATCGCGCCGCCGAACGCGACCCCGTTAATGCCTTCAAACGTGGTGATGAGATAGCGCGCGCGCTCTTCAATTTTCTCAATCTCGGCCTTGAACTCCTCGCCAGATGTCGCGCCATCGTCAAATGCCTGGCGGGCCGCGTCCAGCTCGCCGACATAGCCGCGCAGGACATCTGCCGCCGCCGCCTCGCCTGCCCGATCGAGCGCCGCCGCAAAGCCGTCCATGCCATAATATGCTTGCTTGGCCGCCGCTGTCAGATAGTCAAACTGGCTCGACAGGATATCAAGATTATCGGCATTCTCGACCAGGGCATGCGGATCGCCCATGAGCTTGCCAAATACGTCATCGCCCAGGACCGTCCGCGCGTTTTCAAGCGTGCCGAAAAATTCCTCTAGCGTTGTCTTATAGCCAGTGATGGCGCCGGTCATATTCAGGATGCTATCCGCGACCTTGACGATCGCAGGCGCAAAGATCACCGCCAGCCGATTGCCCACGCCCTCGGCGGCCATGCCCATGCGGCCCATCGCATCATTTGCCGCTTCGATTTGCTGCGCGTCGAAATCCGATACCGTGATGCCGAATTTTGCCTGCAATTCGCTGGCGCGATCGACGGCTGCGCCATAGTCATCCATCATTAGAATTGCTTGCGATCCGCTCTTGCCGAAAATATCGATCGCCGTGGCCGTCTTTTCGGCAGGATCTTTAATGCTGCCCATCGCCTCGGCGATGATTTTAAACTGCTCATCAGCGCCTTTGCCCTGGATCTGATCCATCGACACGCCCAGGCGATCAAACGCCAAGGCCTGAGTGGATAGCCCGTCGCCAAACGCCGTGATGTTTTCTTGCATTTTCACCAGCAGCTTGCCGAACTTTTCGCCCTCGATCCCGCTTTCCTTGGCGACGTGCGACATCGCCTGAAACTGCCCGACCGTGATCCCGATCGCGCGGGCCTGCTTTGACAGCGCGTCGATATTTTCCAGCGATCGCTTTGTCAGCGCCGCCAGGGCCGCGCCCGCGATCACCGCCGAGGCCGCCAGGGCAGCGCCGCCAGCCGCAAAGGCCCGCATCGCGCCATCATTGTTTTTCGCCGAGCGCCCGAACCGATCAACGGATCCAGAGGCTTTATTCATATCGCGCACCAGAGGCCCGATATCAGCGCCGACTTTGATTGCGATATCGCCTACCACTTTTGACATAAATTAGCCCTCTTGCAGTAGCTGATACATTGGCTCGAAATCAGACGTGGATTGCGGCGCGTGCGCCTCGATTAGCCACCAGATTTCACCGGGAGGCATTGCCCAAAACTCGGACGGACTTAGCCATTTTTGCCCGACCGCTGCCTGGTAGAGCGTTTTGACGAACCCGCCCGCCGGGCCTTTTTTTCGGCGGGATCCTCCGCGCCCGCGCCGGTAAGGGCACGGCTCGCAGGCGGCGAGATAATGGCGAGAATTGAGGTGATGATATCGTGCGATTGGCGCACTTTTTCCTCGCCGGATTTGTTCGCCAGATCCTCCTGGATGCTCAGATAAATCTCGGCATCCGTCACCTCTGCCCCGGCGTAGCGCAGCGCCGCCCCGAGCGTGAAGGCCAGGCGCGTCGCGGGAACACCGCCCCGGCGAAACAGAACTTGCAGCGGCGGCTCATGCTCACCCGTCGCCAGATTGAGCGAAAGGTGATGCTCGACCTTGGCGACCAGCATCATCAGCTTTGCGGCTGGCACGGTATAATCCGCGCCAGCCCAAGAAAGCGTCACGTCCTCGAAGCCGTGCATTATGCGACGGCCCAAGTGCCCGAGGAGGTGAACGACGCCGAGAATGTCGCGGCCTCTTTATAGTCGTTGCCCTCTTTATAATTGAGCATGAAAAAATTTCCGCTCACCGTTGCCGACCCGACGCCGCCATCGGCAAAGGCAAATGTCAGATCCGTTAGGAGCTGGCTTGTCGCGGGATCCATTGCGATATCGCGCAGGATTGGATCCTTATAAACGCCCTCGATATCAAACGTCATCACGCCGAGGCCGTAATCGGCGAGCAATTCTTGCAGGCCCGCGCTGTCATTGTCGGTGACATCGATCGGCGTGTAATCGACTTGAATATTCGTGACGCGCACGCCGCCGATCAGAACGGCGTTTTTCTTGAGTGTGGCCAGGCGGCCGGCTGCTTTTGCCATTTTGAAAGGCTCCATTTATTAGGGAAACGCACCGCCATGCAGCGGACCGTCCAAGCGCTTGCCCAAGGCGCAGGAAGGGCAGACGCCGCCGCTAGGCCGCGTTTTCGATAAGCCCGCGATATTCGCAGACCCCATGAAACGATCCATCTGACACCTTATCCACAAAGGATGCCTCGCGATCGATCTGGATAAAATTGTAGCCGGTGACAGCCAGCGCGCCGCGATGCAGGCGATCATAAATCTGGCCCTGGATCAGCTTGGCCTCTTGCATGCTGCCCGATCGGCTGCGCGTGTGAAGGCGCGCGACAAAATCAAAACCGCGCTCGCTATTCGTATCGAACTCAGCCAGCACCACCGCCCCGACCTCGACATAAGGAAACACGGCAGCGTTGCCGCCGTCCGCCGCTTGCGGCGCGGCATCATAGACGCGCAAGCCGAGCGGCGTCAGCGCATTATAAAGTGCTACCTGCACCGCCCATTCACCGCTCATAAAACCACCCTCTTGCGCTCGCGCGCCAGCCGCGCCTCTAGCTTTTTAACGAACGCCTCTAGATAAAGGCGGTCCATATCGGATCGCATTGCCTGGAGCGCCTTGAGCATAAAGGCATGCTCGACCCCATCCGGCCCGTCTCCATATTCCAGATATCGCCAATAGAACGCCGCGATCCGAACGCTGCTTTCCAAATGGTCGCGATCGCCGCGCTCGCGCTTTGCCTTGATGCCTTTTCTCAGATCACCGTCCGCAGTCGGCGCATTGCCCTTGCCCGATTTGGCCAACTGGCCCGCGACATCCTGGACCGTCGCGCGCATGAGGTTTTTCGCCTCGCGCGGCGCGATCGCCCCGAGCACGCGGTTTATGTCCGCGATGCCCTCGATATCCATTTTCATTGCGCGACGCCCCGCTCGGCCTCGATCACCAGGCGCAGATCCCGCCCGCCCTCGCGGCGAATGCCTTGGATATTATAAGCGACGCCATCCCAAATAATCCGATCCGTTTCAGTCAGATCCGCGCGATTATAGATTGTGAACAGCACAACAAAGGCCGCGCTTGTCCGGCCTTCATCCATAGCCTCGCGCCCGGCCTTGGCCTTGACGCTGGCCCATACGCGCGGATCGATCGGCAAAGGTGCCCAAGTATAGACCTCGCCGCCGCCGCCGTCCGCCGTTGCCGCCTTGCGCTCCAGGGCGATCGGCTGATCCATCGCGCCCGCCTTACCCATACCAGCCGGTCCGATGCAGGCCCAGAAGGTATTCAAGGGCTCGCGGAATCTCCTTTACCGCGCTTTCACTGGTGGCCTCGCGGTTTTCATACCAGTGCCCCACCATCATTTTCAGCGCGTGAATGATGCCCGGCGGCGTATCATCCGACCCTACATCATATTGAAGGATCACGGCATCGGGCCGATCATATGTTGCGGGCCAGGCATCGGACCGCACAAAGGCCCAATCCTCCGAGGCGTAAAACTCGAAATCGCCCAGATCCGCAGACTGCAAGACATTGGCCGCGTCGTAATAGTCGACGCTCACCAAAGCCTGCGCAGGCGGCACACTTAGATAAGTGTCGCGCGTCGGATATTGCAGCGCCTCGCGCATTGTTTGCGGCGCGATCGCCCGCCCAAGCTCGCCCGATACACTGGCGACGGCGGCATCGATCAAGCCCTGGATCTGCCGATCCTCCATCGTGTGAGTGACGCGCAGATGCTCTTTCATTTCCGCCAGGGACACCGGCGAGGCACTTGCAGCAACCGCGACAGAGACAATGCGCCCGCGCATCACTTGGCCGCCTTTTCCGCCTTGGCGGCAGGGACGGCTTTCTCGGCAGACTTACCGCTGCGCACAAGCTCGGCCTGCTCGGCAGCGATCATGCGCTCGCCCTCGGCGGCGGTCACCTCGATTATATCGCCCCGGTTTTCACCGCCCGCCAACGTGGCGCGCGCCATCAATAGTTTCACTTTCATTTTATAGTCCTCCATCGCGTTAGTGAGGCGGCGAGATACCCCCGCCGCCCTGCTAGCCCGACGTTGCCGCCGTGCCGGTTTAGGCCGTGATCAGATGCTTGACTGCGCCAGCATCGGCCAGCTCACCATCGAAACGGATATACCCGGCGATACCGAAGCCTGGCCAAAAGTCCTTATCCTGGATGGCCCCGATCAGAGGCTGGCCAACCTTGCGAACGAAATACTTGCCGAAGTCACCGAACAGCATAACCTTTTTGCCGGTCGCCAGGCTGTCCATCGCCTGATTGATCGAATAAGGGCGGCCATTGAACGTGCCGGGAATGCCCGCCTGGACATTGCCCATCTGCCACAGATAGTTGCCGTCGCCATCTTTCAACTTGCGCAGCGCCTTGAGCGTTGTGTCGTTGAACATATAGCGCACTTTCGGCCCCATGCGATAAGCAGGATCGACCGAATGCTCCAGATCGATGACCTCATCCCAAGTGATCGCCGCGAGCGCAACGGCAGTTGTGCCAAGCGTCGATGCCGTCACAATACCATTTGGATCGCCAACGCCGTCGCCGACTGTCAGCTCCAGGTTAGCTTTGCGCCCAAGCCGCTCGCCGAGCAGATCGCCCAGGATTTTCTCCATTGCAAAAATGGAATCGTCGGCCAGCTCTTTCGACACCCGCAGCCATTCCGTATTAAATGCATACGCATTCAGCACTTTCTCGCCAAAGACCGCATCGGATCCGCCGTCATCCGTCAACGTGACGCCCTCTGCCGTCTTGACCGCAGGCTTACCCGTGTCATCGATCGTTGGCATCGGGATAGACCCGCCGCCGACTGTCTCAAGCTCCGTCACGATGTCGGGATCATACATCGGACCCCAGGCCAGCATCGACTTGACCAGGATATTTGCCAGCTCAGTCGGGACGGTATAGCCGCCCGCCGCCGCAGTTGTGGTTTGCGCGCGATGCTCGACCGCCTCGAAACCCGCCTCTAGCAGTGCGCGGGCCTCGGGATCCATATCGCCCTTGACGCCTTGCGAGCGCAGATAAGCCTGGAATGCCGTCCGATAATCCAAGGCGCCGCCGCCTTTGGATGCCGAACCAGTATCACTGCCAGGGCGGCGCGATTCGCGCTGGCGGCGTTCCTCGGCCTCGGCAGCCTGGGCGCCGCGCTGCTCGATTTCTTCCATTTTGGCCAGGCGTTCCGCCTTGGCGGCCAGGCCATCATATTCGGCCATGGCGCTATCGTGCTGCGTCTCCAGCTCAGTCGCGCGGGCGGCGTCCGTTTCGGCAGACGCTTGATCGAGAAGGGAGCGGGCGTTAGTGGCGGCAGTCGCCATCTGTTCCCGCAGGTTTTTGAGATCGACCATATATATGGACTCCATCTAAAGGGACGCGACGCCATGCGGCGCGCGGTCCAGACCTTGCCCAAGGGCCGAAAAGGGCATTCAACTGCGGAAAGCAGTTAAAGGATGCCGCGCAGCTTCATTGCGAGGGCGCGGCGTTTGTTCGGGATTGCGGACCGAGGCGCGATTTTGCGCGAGGCCGCAAGGCTGCGCAGGCCGATTTCAGTCCCGTCATAGGCTGGCTGAGTAACGATCGAGACATCGGCCAGAGTGGCCTTTTTGATCGTGCGCAAGGGCGTTTCGCCCTCCTCATCCCACTCCTGAATTTCGGCAAAAAATGCAAAGCTCATCTTGTCCAAGTCGCCGCGCTTCATTTTGCCGACGATCGATTTCACGTCTGGATCCTCGGGATCTAGATCGGTTTCGATCTTGAGGCCGTGATCATCCTCGGACAGTTTCAGCGTGCCCGAGCGCGTGCGCGCCAAGGGCAGGCCAGCGTGATTGATCAGAAACACGACATCATCGCGCCCGATCGATTCCTTAAATGCGCCGCGCTCGATCACCTCGACAAACATGCCGCCGATGTCCGTCTCCTGCCCGAATACTGCGGCGTATCCCTCGACCTTGATGCCATCGGCATCGGCCCTGATTTCAGCGGGAATGCCCGCCCGAATTTCACGCTCCATTATCTGCGCCTCCTGTTGCCGGTGCGTCACCGGTTTGCGTTGCCAGCGGCACAGTCGCGCCCTGTATGAAAAGCCGATCACCGCCAGCCAGCGGCAGCCGGTTATCCTGGTCGCGCGCCTCGTTTGGCGTCAGTTGGCCAGTGTTGATTGCCTGGGCGTTGCCCGTCATGCGCGTTGCGTAATCGCCGCGCAGCAGCCCATCCAGGTTGAATTCGACCACGCGATTTGATCCGCGCGGGAATAGCTTTAAATTCATTTCGGCCTCTAGCTGCTCCACCCACCGCTTGACGGTATGTTTGACCAAATGCAGATCCTGTTGCTCGGCATTGCTAAAGGTGGCGCGCGAGAGATCCTGAAGGAATGTCGGCGGCAAGGAATAGATGCGGGCGACCTCGACCACCGCAAACTCCTGGCTTTTAACAAGCTGCATCTCCTCGGGATTTGATCCGAGCGATTTCAGCTCATGCCCCAGGGGGATCGCCAGGACGTTGCCACCCTTGCGCGCCGCCTCTTTGGTCGCCTCGGCGATGTTATCGCCTGCGCGCACTGCGGATTTTTCCGAGCTAAATGGACCTTGCAAAGCGAACGCTGGCAGGCCGCCATTTTTAAACAGCTTTGATCCATAGGCATTGGCATGCACGGCCTTGCCGATCGCGACCGCGCACTGGCGCAACGGGCTGCGATGCGTCAGGCGATCGGCCTTGAGCAAAAACGGCACGTCCAAAATGTCGCCCTGGTCATAGGTTTGAGGCTTGCCACCATCCTTGCTGGTGTATTTTTTGCGCCCGTCCGCACCGCGCTTGACAGTGAAATCCAGCAGCGGAAACAGATTGATCGCCTGGCCGCGCTCATCGCGTTCAATATACGTGACGCCGCGCCCCTCGGTCAGAACGTCGACCATCAGATCAAAGCGCCATTGAAACGACGAAAGCCCCTCGTTTGGCGCGTCATGCAGCACCGCCACGATCGGATTTGCCTTAGTCGCTTTCACCCGGCGCTTGCCCGCATTGGTTTTGTCGTAAACGTGCAGCGGCAGACCGGCGATCGTGCCTGGAATAAAATTGACAGCGGCCCAGACAGCCGGAACGCCTAGCGCCTCCTCCATTGAAACCGCCGCGGATCCGGTGATGCCGAACAGCTCCAGGAAATTTGCGGCAGATTGCTTGATCCCTTGCACACCATCGGCGCGCTTTTCGGGAGTTTTTCTTTTGAAAAGGCCCATCTAGTCCACCACTAATTTGTAATTTTCATCATCCCAAGGCGAAGTCATCGGCACCTCATCCTCGATCACTGTGCCGAACGGCCAGAGCGCATTTATCAGAGCGTCGATGCCATCGATCTTGTCCTCGGGCGCCAGCTTAGTCGGGAAAATGTAATCGCCGCCGGGAACCTGTTTTAGCAAAGTGTTGCTGGCCATCCAGGTCAGGACCGGATTGCCATCGTTAATCAGGCGCCGGTCATCGACCGCCGCTATCAGTCTGTTGAAAGGCTCGTTTGTATTGGCCGCCCGCTTGCGCAGCTCGACCGCCTCGATCCCTGCCTCGACCCATGTTGCGGCCATTTGCTGCGCGAATTGCGCGTCATAAACGACCATATCGACATCGAGCACCGGCAGATCCCGCCAGCCCCATTCGTTATCAGGATCATGCGCGCCGCCGTGCCCGGCCAGATGCATGATCAGCGCCTCGACGATCCGCAGATCCAGCTCCGCGCCAGGCGTTGTCAGAATGTGGCCCTTGCTGTGCCACCCCCACAGATGCTCATTGCCAGGCGTGTCGATCACTTTTTGCGGCAGAAAATGCCAGCTAAAGACGGCCAGCGGACCCTTTGCCGGGTTTGCACAATCGGGGAAAACGATCGTAACGCTTGATGGATCGTGGCGCGTTGCCAGGTCAACGCCGACATAGCAGCGGCGGCCTTCAAAATCCTCCAGCCGCATTGTGGTATTTTCACTACCGCGCCAGGCGTCCATATCGATCGCCGAGGCGCCAACACTGGTCCAGATGTCCAGATGTTTGCGCAGAAATTCACCCATGGCCGCCGGGCTGGCCGCCGCCTTGCGCCATTCGTCCTGCATATATTGCAGCGACTTGGCCGCGCCGAGCGATGGATTGGCCTTGGCCCAGGTCGCCTCATCGCCAGGATCGTCGCCCTCATCGGCCTCAAAGATCAGGCCAAAATAACTTTCATCCTCGAACACGCCCTCTAGGATCCGCTGCAAATACTTGCGCTGTTCGTAGCAAATCCCGCCCGTATTATAACCGGCAGTTGTGATCGCTATGAGCAGCGGCTGCTCGCGCGCGCCAAGCGCCGAGGCCATCGAATCCCAAACGTCTCGCTTTTCGTGCTCGTGCAATTCGTCCACGATCGCGCAGTGCGGATTTTTGCCGTCTTTCGATTTGGTTTGGCTCGCGATCGGCTGGAATACCGCCGCCGGATCCGCCGTCTTAATCTTGTGCTCCTCGACATGCAGCCCTAGCAGCTCATCCAGCGGCATCCCCTCGGCGCGGCCCGATATGGCCATCACGCGCGCCACGTCAAAAACGATCCGCGCCTGGTGCGTCGAGGCCGCCGCCGAGTAAACCTTTGCGCCTGGCTCGCCATCCGGCCCGAGGAAATACAGACCGACACCGGCCAGCAGCGTCGACTTGCCATTTTTGCGCGGCACCTCGACATAAGCCGTGCGGAACCGGCGCACGCCGGTGATCATATGCCGCCAGCCGCCGATCTGGCTTATCATGAACGCCTGCCAGCCGAGAAGCGTCAGCGTTTCATTGCGCGACGCCCAGGCACCCTCAATATGCGGCAGCGCTTCAATGAAGGCGCACATATGCTCGGCAGATTCCAGATCGAACACATAGGGAGACTGATCTGTGCCCGCGCGCTTCAGGTCATTGCGAAACCGTTTGCAGGCTTGCTTGATCCGCTTACAGCTCGCCAGTTTATTCGACAGAATGCCGTCGACCCAATCAAGCGCGCGTTGCGTGATCGGCGTCTCGACCGAACCATCCAGCATATTCTAGCTGCGCGTTTTTCGGGCCATTGGCCGGAAGGGCGTCACCTTGCCCGCGCCGCCATCCACGATCGGCGCGGCGTCGAGCTGATCCATGAAATCGGTCTGGACCGAAACGCCGCTTTTTGCGCGGACGTAAGGCGTCGCCAGCAATTCGCGCTCCAGCGTCAGCAGCTTGTTTTCGTGGAACGCCCGGCTTTGCTCTTTGCCCGAGAGGTAGCTTGTCGCCGTCGCCTGGAAAGCATCATCGGCGAGCGCATCCTTGGCGATTTCCGCAGACAGTTTGTCATAGGCGGACCGGTGCGCGGCATAGCGAACCACGATACCGAATACCGCCTCATCCAGAACGCGCGCGCGGCGCAGAACGGCCAGGAGGCTTTCCCCATGCTGCCGCGCCGAGGCGTCGAAATGCTCGGGCCAGCCGCCGGGGAGCGCGACCAGCTTTGCCGTCTGCGATACTTCATCACTCATCAGACACCCCCCCCCCTAAACTAATACGCGAATAAATCAGGCTACCCTCACCGGTCCCTGGCGATTTGCCTTTTAGAGATCTACCCACCCCCTGCCCGCTCAGATTGTCACCATCTGCATGCAAGAAATGATTTCACACCGCGCCAGGCCTGCCGATCGGCCTGGCCCTTGGGCTGCGCCATGGCTTGCGCCTTAAATTGCTGGCGCATATCCTACGATTTTTGCGGCACGGTGCCGTTTCACTTGCAAAGGATTGAACCCATGCGATTTATGATTGCCCTACTGCCCGCCGCCCTGGCCGCTTGCGCAGGCCTGGCCCCGATCGACCAATCCAATCCCGCGCCCTTGACGGCAGACCAGATCGGCACCGTGCGCGCCACGATCACCCGCGACCACTTCGATCCGGCTGCCGCTCAATTCCGCAACCTGCGCGCCGCCGATGTCACACTGGCAGACGGCACCACCGTGCGCCGCGTCTGCGGCGAGGTGAACGGCAAGAACCGCCTGGGCGGTTACGTTGGATTTGAAATGTTTGGCGGCGTGATGACCGGCCGGCACTTTAAGCGCCAAGACTTCTTTGGCCCTTGCGAGTGATGATCACCTATCCGGCCTGGGCCTTCCACCAATCTGTTGCCGCCCTGATCATTCGCTCCTGCTGACCAGCGCGAGATTGATCTGCCAAGATGCGGCGTTTACATTCCTCCAGCGGGATATCCAACACCACCAGATCACCGCCCAGCATGCCATGCCAATGCCGACGATCGGACGCCGCAGGCGCAGACACTATGAACCAGGCCCGGCGGTCCGATCTGTCACTGGCCAAGCTGTCAAGAATACCGTTGCGCCGCTCCAGTGCCTGCCGCAGCCCGGCCTTACCAGTGTGGTGCACCGGCTTTCCGGTGATGTCCTGCATGATTGCGTCCAGATCGATCACCAGATCGCCGACTGCGGCCCTTTCGTCTACATAGGTACTCTTGCCGCTCGCAGGCGGACCGCACACAATTGTCAACGGAATGCGTGAACGCCCCAACCCTGTTGGCAATCGGCGCGCCTCATAATCATCGGGAAGCGCATCTGTCCAGCCGCGACGCTCCATCCGCTGTTTCTTGCTATCGTGGCACAGCTTGCAGAGCGATTGCAGCTCACCAAACCAAAACAGCGCATGATCGCCCCGATGCGGGATAACGTGATCCGCCACCGTCGCAGCCTGCTTAGACCACTCGGGACACATACGGCAGACCGGCTCTAGCGCCAACTGTCTCAGCCTGCGGCCATTCTTCCCATGCCAGGCCGTGCGCTTATACCACTTGCGCGCCTCGCTTGACGTGCGCCCGGCATCCGAACTGGCCGCCCTGGCCGCTTGGTTTATGCGCTCATGCCCTGCGCAGTAGGATTGCCCTACCGACACCAGGCGATTGCACCCCGAGGATCCGCACGGCTTTTTAGGCACCAGCCCATCCCCTTTGCGAATAGCTAAACCCGCACCGCTTTGATGCGATGCGGGCCTGCCGAGATCCGGCCTTATGTCTTTGATTGAGTGCCGCGCCATTGCGTTGCAAATTAGCCAAGGTTTATTTCACCTCGACCCGTTGTGCCACGACCGCCGATAGAGGGCTGGTGCGAGCGATGATGCGGCCACCATATACAGACCTCAAATAATAACGCAAGCCTACTCAGCGGCCCGCACAGCGAGCGGATCAACGTCCATGGTGATGACACTGCCCATCATATCCGCCTCGACCCGTATCTTGGGATACATATCGCCAGGCCGCTCGACCATCTTTTTAAAGCGCATGAGCGTATCGGCAAAGCCGCCCTCCAGATATCGCAGCTCCTGGCCTAGCGCGTATTCTGAAACCAGATCTTGATTATCTTTTATGCGGCACGCCCTGGCATATTCACCGTCGACAGCCTCGCGGAACTGGCGCAGGCCGGTGACGGCTGGCACCATATCCCCCGATCGCGCCCGGTGACGCTCGACGCCGTTAATGTCCCGATCGGTCAAAACCAGCAGCGTCGGCGCCAAATGCTTGACCGCCAGCGCCTTAAAGAACAGATCGGCAGGGATATCGGCAAAGATATAATTCAGCAGATAGGGACTTTCCTGCGGCTCGGGCCGCCGCTGCTTGCCTGTTCGCTTAAACTCCATACGCCGCCCGCACCAGCAATCGAGGCCAAGCGCGCGCAGATCCCGCTCGACTATAAACTCATTGAACTCCCAACGGTTTGCACCCGCTACCCTGCTTTTGCCGCCGTGCACGTATCCAAGATACCACATGATCACCGCCCCTTTAGTCTGTATTGGATGGACGATTTTGCTGCCCCACCGCTGATTTCATTTGCCTTGGTCTGCCTGGCGGGATCCGCGCCGCCCATCATGCGCCGCCATCCATCAAGCTGCGCACATGGGCCTCGCGTGCCCGGTAGTGCGCCAGCCAGGCACGCTCGCTTTCCATCGGACTGCCGCCCCGTCGCACCTGGTCCTCGATCAACGTGGCGCGCTGTCTATTCTCGGCGGCCCTGCTCGCCACCAATCGCATATGGCCAGGCAGATAAGGCGGCGAGTGATGCTTGCACCACCAGCCATATTCCTCGACCAGACGCCCCTGCAATTCTGCCTGCGCACCGGCTGCCGATCGAAACCAACTCAAAAGGCCGGGCACCTCATCGATCGGGCGCGGCTGCGCCACTTGCGCAAATGACATGATCGTGGCCAGCGTCGGCCAATTGTTCAGCCGCGGGCCGGTGCCCTTTGTCTGCATCACCGCCCGCAGCCGTGCAAAGTTATGATCTGTCAGATATCCCAGCCCGTCCGCCAGCTTTACCAGCAGCGCATCATGCGCCTCCTGCTTAACGCTCGGAGGCTTGCGCCAGCCGTGCTCGATCATCGGCGTGATAAACAGCCTGCGCACGCGGTCCCGCTTTGTCTCTGCGGCTGTTAGCGTTTCACTATCCATCTGCATCCCTCACCTTCTCAGCCATTCCAACTTATCCACACAGCGCCACGTCTGATCGTCCTGCGAACCGTCTCTGTCTTTATCTTTGTCTCTGTCTTTGTCTCTATGGAGCGCGACACTTTAGAAACGAGTTATAAGCATCTGTAATTAAACAACTCCCTCCAAAGAGTGTCCTCTTTATCCACAGCCGACACTTGCGGACACTGTCGGACAGTCACGAGCGAACCCGATTGTGGGACAGATCGACCCAATGCTTTGACCAAGCCATCATCGCGCGCTCTACCCATGTGGTGCTGCGATATTGACATCCCTCCTCCAGCAGCCAGTCGTCGATCCAGCGCACCGCGGCATCGTTCTTGGCCAAGTCGATCTGCAAACCAGCAATTGTCTCCCGCAGCCGCTGGATACGCTTAGCGCGGTTGGCCTGTTCGGTACGCGCCCGGTTGTCCTCCTTGCGCGCTATGGCGTTGGTCAGCACCTTATAGACAAAGCTATGGGTCAGTCTGACATCACCGTCGCAGCGGCAACGAAACCAGTTGTGCAACGGGCCGTAGTCCATTTTGCACAGCGCCTCAAAATGCCCGCGCTCGACCATCAGCAACTTGGCCAGCATTTCCCTGTCATCAGGCAGCGTGCCGATCGGCTGCTGGTCATAGCATATATTGATCAGGTCGAAGTAGAGAGCGCGGCACTCCGGCGTGCCCTTGAGGCGCATATCGCTGTTCAGCCAACGCCGCCGCTCCCATGCGACGAAGTAATGGCTATCCAGCCGCTCAGCACCGTCCAGCGGGTATTCGGGCAGATCGGCTATATCGACGGGGCGCAGACTGGCGACATGGGTCATATCAGCCCCGCCTCCGTCAGCTTCTTGATGGCCAGCATCAACAGGCCAAAGCCCCCACCGATCAGCGCAATTTGCATCCAGTCAGACATCATGCCACCTCTCCCAATTTTCCGACCTCATTGCCCCAGACGGACCATCCGGCCCGATTGGTGCGCGAAAACAACTCAAGCCGCTTTGCCCCTGGTATCAACGCCTCGCAGGCTTCATATCCGGCTTCGGGCTTTTGCGAATGTGCCCGCCGCTCGCCGTCGATTGTGAATATGTTTGTCGGCCAATGATCGCCCAGGCCATCATCGGGCCCAGACACCAGCGCCGAGCGCGTCGAGCGCGTTGTGCGAGGCTTGCCCATGGTGCCGATCAGAAATGGCTCGTTTGAGCTGCGCAGAATGTAGCCAGTGCCGAAACCGATCTTGCCGTGGCGCGTGCGCTTTATCCAGGTTCCGGCAGTCTTAAACGTGAACCCCCAGGCCCGCAGAACGTCGATCGCCTCGGGCAGCATTGGATTGGTGGCCCAAAGCCAAAGCAAACAGTCAGGCGCCGCCAGCGCGGCGACCGGCAGGCCGCAGATCCACTCCAGCGGCGTGCAATCATAGGCGGCCTTGGCATTCTTCGCTTCGCCGACCGCCGACCAGTTATCGAATGACCAGGGCGGATCAGCCATGATCAACTGGAAGCCACCAGCAGGGCGCAGATCGACAAACTCGGCCATCACGCTCATGACGCACTCCAATCCGTCAGACGGTCAGGCCCATGGGCATCCATCCAGCCGCATTGCTGGATGCGCGACCGTCCGGCACGCAGACGCGTGATCCATCCCTTGCGGCCAATGATCGTGCCGCAGCGCTGCACCGACACGTCGAGAGCCTGCGCAATCTCATCGACCGACACGTCCCAGCCCTTCGGATCGGCATAGCCCCAGATGCGATAGGCCAGCGCCTCGCTACGCGGGGTCATAGCTCGTCCCCCAGCTTTCTCAGCGCGTTGCGGACCGACGGAACGCTGCACCCCAGCGCGCGAGCCACAAAGCCCAGCGTGTAGCCGCTGCCGATATAGGGCACGACGCGCTCCGCAATATTCTTGTGATAAGTGCGGGCTGTTGTGCTGTGAGCGGGTGCACCCCACGTTTTGCGCGCTGCCTCATTTTCTCGACGGGCCAAGTCGACCATTGCTGCAATGCTCATGACGCCACCTCAAGCGATGCGTCGTAAGCGCGCGCCGCTAAAATGGGCGACACCCGTATAAGCACCAGGCGCCGCCCCAAAGTGACAGACAGAAAAGGGGCTTCCTGCGCGCCACCCGCGCCCCCAAATTTGCAGGCGGAAAGGGACTGACACGGCCCAGACGCGCGGAATAGTGAAAATAGGCGACGCGCGACAAACCGCACCGGATCCGCCGCCGCGCTCATGCCGCATCATCCTTATGCGCCGCCGCGTATTCCCGCAGCCGCGTCGGATGATCCATAATTTCTTTTAGCACCTTATCACCTGTCGGACGCGATACACCGCCCAGCCAGTTGCACGCGGTCTGGAAGGTAACCCCGAATTCTTCTGCGATATGCTCAGGGCGACGATAAAAGTCGCGCAGATATCCAGACCACAATTCAGGGAACCTCGCCCGCATCAGATAGGGATCCATCGGCCTTGGCGCTTCAACGGCAACAGGAACCGCTTCAAAAGTATTATCCAAAGACTTTTGAGGCGATCCCGCCTTATCACGGACCTGTGAGGGCGGAGCGGAGGGAACAATGGACGGGATAAAACGGCGTGTCATGCGGCACCCCTTCGAACAAAATGGTGAGCCTGTGCGAGCAAATCCGCCGTCACGGGATACCCGCGCTGCGCCGCTGCTTGAATCAAACTGAAATGGAAGCGCGCTGGAATGGACTCACTCGCCGCCCACTTGTGAACCTGCGCGACCGATACGCTGCGATCAGCGCAAATGCCCGACAGGTCCGCAGCGAGGTCCGCTCGGCGTGGCCACAGGTTAATCACATCTGGAATGGTTTCGATCTTGCTCATGCTGGGCATAAAATGGACGAATCGTCCATAAGTCAAGGATGGAAATATCTTTTATGGACGATTCTTCTATTTTTTTGTCTGGTCGAAACATGAACCACGATAAAAAAACTACGGCGATCGACTTGGCAGGTGTTGGCCAGAGAGTGAAAGCGGTTCGCGTTTCATCCGGCATGATTGCGCGAGACTTCGCCCATACAGTCGATATTGATGCCTCATCCTACTCCAAGATTGAGGCAGGCAAAAAGGCGTTGAACGCAGATATGGGGTTTAGAATTGCGCAAACTTGGGGCGTGACGATGGACTTCCTTTATCGGGGCCGCCTTACAGACACGCCAGAAAAAGTAGTTCTCAGCCTGCGCAAAATTGAGAACGCAACAGACTGATACGCGCGATCCACACTGCAACCAGTGACATCGCAGCAAACAAATAGCAGTCGATCAATAAAATCATATTTCGGCACAAAGACCCCCATCACCCATCAATGTTCGCAACATGTTCTCCCGGTCACGCTAACGTCAAGCAAATTTAAATGGACGTTTCTTCTATTTTTTGATTGACGATGGACGTTTCTTCCATTTATGCCTAGCCCTACAGCAAACCGCTATAGGGAGCCGAACCGATGACATTCACTGATAACGCGCTCCACCTATCAGCGGACGACTGTGCACGCAACGTTTCCTTGTGCGATTTCAGCAAGTTACAACTTGTGCGCGAATTCGACACCCGTTTCGTCACGTCCAATATTCCCCCTCTTTTCGCGTTGGGGTTGTGAAATGGCCCAAATCAAATTCACCCCGAAAACCGTGATCCAGACGAAAACGCGCCTCGTTTTGCGCGACGAAACCGCATCCCAACTCACACTGGTGATGCCCAATACAGCCTGCGCCAAGGTCGTTTTCGCGGCGCTAATGCACAACCTGAAAGAAGGTGAAACATGACCAATACGCCCCAGAGCAACACTGATGCCGCCCGCGATGTCGTCTTGAACCCGGTGCAGTTTGCCGATCAGCCCGCCCTGCGCGAGAATGCGTGGCGCACCTTGGTTGAGGAGCGTGGCGGATATTTCGCAGCCCGTAACCTACCGGTGATGACCCACGCCCAGCCCGGACGCCCGGCACGCGGCGTTGCGGCACAGATCACCCGCGATATGGCCCCTGACCGCGCCACCATCATTCGCCCCAGCCTCGCCGATTGCGTGGCCGATGCCCTGCCCGCCACCCGCGCCGCAATCGCCCGCCGCCGAGCACTCGATCGCACCTGGCCCGATGATGGCGGAGCAGCGGCATGACCCGCGCCGCCTCCGCCGCCATCGCCGAGCGCGCCGCAATCGCCCTGGCCTTTGAGACGATGACGGACGCCGCGCTGAACCTAGCCGCGCAGGCCGCCGTGATCGACCATGGCGGCACCCTCACACAGCCGCGCGGCACATGGGGACCAGTAGAGACGGAAATATCGCTGCTCGGCATATCTGGATCCGGCGACGATATCGCAGATGCGGCCCGCAGATGGACCAAACACTGCCTGCGGAGCTGGGCGGCGATGACCGAGGAGGCAGCGGCATGACCGATCGCCCCACGCTCATCATCACCGCCGAGGATGAAGGTGATCAGGGCAATCTGTGGATCGTGCGGATCACATGGGGCGCGATCGCCCTCGCAGTTGTCATTTTCTGGGCCGCGATGATCGCGCTGGCCTTCAACCAATGAAAGGAGAGAACCCAATGACCGCCACACTCGCAGACGGGGCCATGCAGGACCGCGCCCACAGCCTGATCAATCGCGGCCTGATCGCGCTGATCCGGCAGATGCTGGGCCGCAACACCCCCACAGGCGTCATCATCGCCGATTTCACCGCCGCAGGCCTCATGCACGTGCAGCGCGATGGCGGCACCAATATTCTGGCGATGGATGGCCTCAGCGGCCACGGCACGACGCTGCGCCTCGCGCTGCAAGATTGGCTGGCAAAGGCCGAGGCGCACCACAACGCCCATCCTTCGCCCGAAGTCGCCACGGCGCGCCTGCAATGACCAGGCACCGCACATCCCGCCCCATTGCAGTCGCATTCTGGCTGCCCTTCCTGATCGTCGTCGCCGCCATGGTGATCGTGACGATCCTCGCCGTCACCATCGCCGGAGGTTCCTGATATGAGCAATCGCCTATCAGATTTGAACGATCACCTTTTCTCGCAGATCGACCGTCTCACGCGCGACGACATGGACGCCGATCAGGTCGACACCGAGGTCAAGCGCACCCAGTCGATCGTTTCACTGGCCAATCAGATCGTCGGAAATGCCGACCTGCAATTGAAGGCAGCAAAGCTATTTGCCGAACACGGCAAGGGCATCCTGCCCATGCTGCCCCAGATCGGCAGCGACAAAAGCGAGCCCTCCGAATGAAGGGTTGCGGCATACCATATTCTGAGGCCGAACTGGCATGGATCGAGGCGCATAAAGCACAGCCCCGCGCACAGCTTCATGCAAGGTTCTGCGCCAAGTTTGGCCGCACTGATGTGTCGCGCCAAAACCTCAAAGCACTTTGCACCCGCAAAGGATGGGCGACAGGTCGGACTGGATGTTTTGCGCCCGGACAGACCCCCGCCAACAAGGGCAAGAAAATGCCCTTCAACGCGAACAGGGCACGCACCCAGTTTAAAAAGGGGCGCCTGCCCCACAACACCCATTATCTCGGCCACGAGCGCGTCAGCAAAGACGGCTATGTCGAGATCAGCATCGATGAGCGCAATCCTCATACCGGATACGAGCGCCGCTACGTGCTCAAGCATCGCCACCTTTGGGAGCAGGCCAACGGCCCTGTGCCAGAGGGATGCTGCCTGAAATCGCGCGACGGCGACAAGACAAACACGGACCCCGCCAACTGGAAGGCAATTCCACGCGCGCTGATGCCCAGCCTGGTCGGAGGGCGCTGGAAAAAGCCAATCGACGACTATGAGCCTGAACTGCGCCCCACCGTGCTGGCAATCGCAGAGGCCGAACATGCGAGCCGCGAGAAGATGAAGAAAGGTTGCAAATGACTGCCCTCAAAGCCTTCGCGCCAGCCCAGCAGGCCGGGATCCTCTGCAATGATCCCAATTTTCAGCGCTTTGCCGCCACGCGCAGCGGCCTACCGCAAACCTCATTCAACGCCAGCGCGGCGGCAGAATACCTGCGCGAATGTTGCCAGATCGAAAGCCGACGCCAGCTAAACGACGACGCGGGCGCCCGCGATCACTTCGACCGCCTGCGCACCGAATTTGACGCCTGGCGCGGCCGCATTGCCCGCCAGGAGACAAGCGACGATCGCAGGCCGCGCGAGCGCCACTAACAGACAACCCCATGCAACTAACCGATGGAGCGATAATGTGATGACCAATAAAAAACCGCTGACGGAACTCGCAAAAGTAGCGACGCACGATCCCTATAAAATGCGATCTCTGGAGCAAATCCTGGCCCTTTTCGACAGCGGCGATTTCTTGGCCGAATTGCTGGAGGGCCATAAGCAATTGCAGCTCGACCTAATGGAGCACAAAGACGAACACGGCACCAAAGGCTGCCAGGGCAGCATGACCCTGCAAGTCAACTATGCCCTCGGCAAGTCCGGCGATGTCGCCATGGGCGCAACCGTTGCATTCAAAGCGCCCAAGAAACCGCCGAGCAGCGCCGCCGCCTTCATAAATGATGATGGCGAGCTAACGCTTTACAGCCCGTTCATGGCTCGGATGCATCAGCCCGTCCGCGACATACCAGACCACGATCCAGAAACCGGCGAAATCCGCGACATCGACTGACGCGCGCCGCCCTATTCCATTTTTCAGAAAACGAGGAACCACGATGACCGACAATAAATATACACCCTACGACGAAAAACCGGCCCGCGAGCTGCGCGAGAATGTCGCCCAGACCGTGCGCGATCTTATGGCCGATCTAGGGCATCACGACGAAATCGAGCGGCCCGGCGATATGGACTTTAATCGGGCGCACCTGGTCACCGTGCCAGCCAAGCGCAAAGTCGAGGATCTAACTGCGCAGCACCGCACCGCCGCCGAGTTTTTGAAACCGGCCAGGCGCAAAGGCACGGCGCATTTTTCCGACTTGGAAAGCCTCACCGCCTGGTCAAACCGCTTTAAGGGCGACACCTCGGCGCTGTTCGCTAAAGCTGACATGCGCGCGCCGACGCTGACATGCGTTGCCGACTACCATGCAGAAGGCGCCGCCGACCCGCTGAACCGCCAGGGCGATCCCACCGCTCGGCATTGCCACCACCGAGCGATTTATGATTTTCCACTATCGGACGAATGGAAAGCCTGGATGGCCGTATCTGGCAAGGGACTTGAGAAAGACGAGCTTGGCGAGTTTATCGAGGCGCAGGCAAAAGACATCATGGATCCATCGCCCGCGATTATTGCTGGCAAGCACAGCGACAAAAACCAGCCTTGGGAAAATCGCCTGATCGAGACAGCGCGGCAGATCGAGGGCAAATTCGGCCAGCTCGGGCAGCTCCTCGCGATGTCTAAACGCTTTCAGGTTTTTGAAACCAGCGATCTAAAAGTCGCCACCAACCGCGACACCGGCGAGGCCGAAATCCAATTCCTAAACGAGCATAAGGATGCCGATGGAAAGCCCCTGAATATTCCAAATCTGATCATCATCACAATTCCGGTTTTCCTCGGCGGCGCGCCCTACCGCATGGCCGTGCGATTCCGTTACCGCAAATCAGGCGCCGCCGTCAAATTCATCCTAACGATCTACAACCCAGAAAAGGCATTCGAGGCCGCCTTTAAGGAAGCCGTCGCCGAGGCGACAGATCAGACCGGCCTGCCAACCTTTATGGGCACGCCCGAGGCCTGAAATCTCTTTCTGCCGCCCTGCAAATGGGCGGCAGCGACGGATATCACCGCAGGAAAGGACAAACCCCGATGACCACCCCCAGAAACCTTGAACGGCTCCAGCCGCGCACCACTGCCACCAGCGCCGATATGCCCCTGGTCGAGCTACTGCGCCCGCTATCCGCCAAGGCTTTGCCGAGCAGCGCAATGACCGGCAAGCATGGCGACGACATCACCGAGGCCGAGGCCCGCGCCCGCGCCCTAATCTGCCACAAACGGAACGCCAAAGGGCGCAGAACAGGCGGCATCGCATGACCGATCAAAAAGACCCGCGCGAGCTGGTGGCGCGCCTCGCCGGATTTACGCCTGGCCCCTGGGCATTAAGCCGCACCCGCATATTGGCCCTATTCAAAAGCGCAGGGATCAGCCCGTATTATTGGGAAATAGCCAACGCCGCAGAAACGTGTTTTCCGTCAGACTCGGGAAAAATGCACTATGCGGGCGGCACGCCCGAGGCTAACGCCGAATTGATCGCCGCCGCGCCGGATCTTCACGCCGCGCTCGCCGACGCCCTGGCAGAGAATGAACGCCTGGCCGATGCTTTAGGCGATGCGATCGTCGCGGATACGATTTTTAAGATCGAAAACGCACCCAATCCGGCCCCCACCGACCCCGGCGCCGATGACGTTTATTCCGGCTTTGTCTGCAAGGGAGCATGGCAACTCGGCACCGCCTGCGGCATCTGCGAACGATGCCAGGCGACGCGGCCACCGCCAACCCAGGCCGCGCCGCAAGCGCCAGAAACAGACCCGCGCGCCCTGGTGCAAATGTTACTAAAATTTAACCGAATGATCCGAGAGAGCGAAAGCTACGCCGGATTTCACAAATCTTGGCGCGCCGAACTTTGGGGGGATCCCGCCGCTATTCCAGCCGACGCGGCAGATGCCCTCGCCGACGCCCTCGATCAGATCGACCACCTAACCACAGAACGCGACACCGCGCTCGAATTGGCGCGCGAGGTGCATGGCGCACCAAAGCCGGGAGTTATGCGCAGGCGATTGGCCGAGATAAAATGCCGAGATATGGACGCGCGCCAGGCGGAAGCCTGGGCGGATACCTTGACAGCCTCGATCGAGAGAATAGA